TTAGAGTCCTTAAAAAAAGAAGGGTTCATTGAATTAGAAATGCAGACAACTCATTCTGGTTCTTCTCGAAAAATCTACATTATCGAAACTTTTAAAAGAATTTCTAAGGGACGACAAAAATGTCACCCCCCCACGGCAAAAATGTCACCCCCCCACGGCAAAAATGCCGTCCATAATACTAAATATAATACTAAAGAAGAATATATAACGCCCGATGAGGACATCGGACTTGTTTCTTTTTTTTATGATCATTTGAAAAAATCAATCCTTAAGTTCCCTAATAAATCGCCAGCTCAACTTCAGAAGTGGGCCCACGATATGAGTTTGATGCGACGTATCGATAATCGTTCAGTTGATGAAATAAAAAAATGCATTGAATATTTAGAAACTGACGAATTCTGGAGAAATACAATTCATTCGGTGACAAGTCTGAGAAAAAATTTCCATAAACTTTATACAAAACTCATGAAACCTTCTCCAGAAGTACAAAAAGCTAAAGATGACAATAAAAAAGTTGACAATATAAAGCAAAACAAGCAAATAGCTGAAAAGATGATTAAAGAAAATACTTCCATTGATGATCTTATGTGCAAAATTAACGATACTGGTGTTCAAATCAAGATAGGTAAGGCGTTCACCACTTTAGGATTCAATGTAAATGGATTTGAAGATCAACTTAAATCAAATTTAAGCAAAGCAATTTATGAAAAAAGCCGAAATACATCCGTTTGACGAGGAATTTTACATATTCGTATGTAGAGAATGCTTTGATTTGTATGAATTAGATTTCGATGATTGTAGCTTTAGCAAGATAAAAAAGACGTGTGCAATATGCGATACTCATACATCAACCAAAGAGCTCGCAGTAAAAATATATAAACGAAAAAAATATGGTACAAAATGAGTAACTTCGAATTTTTAGAATATATACCAACTCCCAATGAGAAGCATTTAGGTATTGCAACCGTGATGCTTTTCGGCAGGGTATTTCATAAATATAAAATCTTACCTGCTAAAGATGGTAAAGGATTCTTCCCCGTCCCCGCAAGTTACAAAGTTGGAGATACCTATATTCACGCTTTCGGATTAGCTTTAAAAAAAGATGGTTCCGACAATGGAACGGCTGAATTAATCAATTTGATTCGCGACAATGTTAAGCGTATTATGGCAAACGCTTCAAATTCGAATTCTAAGGCACCTACAACGAATCAAAATCAATATCAGGTGTCCAACCAAGGATCTAATCAAAATACTTCGTCCAATTCAGAATATGGTGATGTTCCATTCTGAAAGGAAACGAATTATGAAAGAAATGACAATTAAAGTACCAACCAGTTGTTTTGCGTTATGGGTTTAAGGTTTTTCAGCTGGTTGGGAAATTATTTGGAGGAATATGAATTCACAAGATGTGACAAATTTGATTCAACAAAAACATGTAACAAGTTTAGCTAATGAATATAAGCATAAGACTAAACACAAATTTAATGCGGTTCGTTGCGAAAGAGATGGAAAGAAATTTCCTTCCAAACTCGAAAGACGATACTATGATCAATTAAAAGTTTGGCAAAATGTCGGACATGTCATCTTCTTCCTCACACAAACACGATGGGATCTTCCTGGTAATACTCATTATTTTAATGACTTTACTGTATTTCTGTCGGATGGTACTGTTGAATTCATCGATACTAAGGGTAAAATGACTTCAACATCAATACTTAAAATAAAACAAGTTGAAGACCTTTATCCTATTAAAATAAAGATTGTAACTCAAAAGGATTTTAAATGGACAGAATTATAAAGAAAGATAAGCAAAAGATGGATAAAATGATGGATACGCTTGTTAAGAAAGACAAACCGCGCGATAAAAAAATTGAGAAGTGTGATAAGGAAATGAAAAAGGGTAAAAAATAATGTTGTCTGAATTAACAGTAATCATCAAAGATGATGAAAAGTCTTTAAGAAAGAAATTTATTATCTATGATGAAATAACAACTAGCGAAGTCGACCCAATAATTAAAGACTGTATTGATCAAACTTTAGCTAATTTTAACGGCGACCCTGATCATATTGAAATTAAAATAAGCATGGATTTTACTTAGCTTATTTTAACTTCGGTATATCAACATTCTATCTTTTCAACAACAATTCCTTGTTTGAAAACTTCTTTTTCAATAAGATCACTTACAAATTTTTGCAAAGAAATCTTTTTAATCACACATAACATCTTTGCCTGAGTGTGTAAATCCTCAGGTAATCTTAATGATATTAATTTAAGTTTAGACATTTTATATCTCCATAAGTCTTATAGCTTTTACAAGATCGTCTGGATAATCTTTAGCTAAGTATTGTAAAATTCTAAAATCGTTTAATATTTCATATATATCCATAATTTCATAATCATTCACACTTTCTCCATACGGTTTTTGTGTAGCTGGGCAAATAGAAATTTCGTTAATTTCTTCTTGAACATCATGAAGACCTGAAATAAAACCATTATCGTTATAAAATGCAAATTGCATATTAATTTCCTTATTTTAATTGTTGTTTATATTAGCTAATCGCTCGACTTGCTAGCTTTGAAGGGCTAGTCACCAAGGAGACTTATTCGCTTTTATGATAACAATATAACATGATATCACTATTTAATGCAACATCTTTTGTGATTTTATTTGCAAAATAATATAAATAATATAATGTGATTTTTAAACAGGAGATAATATGGCATTTGAGAAAGGTAATAAACTTGGCGTAGGTTATGGAAGACCGCCAAAAGAAGGCTTCTCTAATGACGAATTAATCGTTATGGGAGAAGAACTTTTGCAGTGGATGAAAGATTGTGATGCTGATAAGAAATGTGACGTTGTTCACTTATCTGAATGGTATTCCGAAATTAAAAGAATTGATAGAGATTATTGGAAAGACTCCGTTTGTTCAAGGCCATGCTTTTCCTCTTATTATAAAGCTGCTATGGATTGGATAGGCAAAAGAACCATGAAAAATAAGAATCTATCTACTGCATATGGATCTCGTTTTCTAGGCATTTACTTTAAGGAAATTCGTGATCATGAATGGGAACAAAAACAAAAAGAAATCGACTATACTATAGCTAAGAAGAATGAAAATACAACTCTAGTAAGCGAAGAAATTAATACTCAGTTTTCATCTTTAATGGGACAAATATCAGATTTACAAGACAAATCTTCTAAAATCTCTGAGATTAAAGAAAAAGTAGAATAAAAGTCATAATGATTTACAGGTTGCTGCATTACATGACTAGGCAAATTATCTAAAGTAGCAAGCATTTGTTTAATAGAGTAAAGGTTTTGTTTTAGTCTTTCTTTGCACTTGGAACATAATTCATTATTCATCTTTGTCCTCTTCATTAGCAGAATAATAAATATATGAATCAAAAAGAATATTAATAATTTTTTTTAATTGTTTAATATCAACTCCAGCAGTTTCTGCTATCGAAAAACCAAGTGACAGAAAACATTTTATAGATATTTCTGCGTCTATATTATTTTCTCTACAAAACTTTTCGTTTAATTCATAAAGCATTTTACTTTCTTTTTTAAATTTATCATTCATTTATTATTCTTCTTAACGTAAGCCTCATACAGTTCCTCAGTAATTTTCTTAACTTTTTCATCACTAACATTAATAAACCTCAAAAGAGACATAAAACAGGCTGCATATCCACGAACTATATCAATATAACGAATATCCCTATCCTCTGATAATTTTTCACAAAAATCAAATATCATTTGTTGAACTTCTTCTCGATCTTTATTCATTTTTCTCCCTTTTTACATAGGATTCATACATTTGATCGGTTATTTTTTTAACTTCTTCATTAGAAATATCCATCATATTTAAAAGTGTTAAAACGTAAGCTGTATATCCCCTAGCTACCAACATGGGATGAATAGCGTTATCATTCAATAATTGTTCACAACTTTTAAATATTAAATCTGTTGCATTATCTCTTTCCATAAATTCCTATACTGTCTATATGAATGGATATGACTCCATTATTATCCCCAAAACAACTCGAATTTGTAGCAAATTGCACTTGCAAATGGAACATCACGCACGGCTCTGTGCGATCTGGTAAAACTGTAGCAACGACCTTTGCTTTTATGCAAGCAGTAAATGAATGCCCGGATTCAAAAATATATATTGTGGGCCACACGTCAGAAACAGCCTATCGTAATGTTATAACACTTATTTTAAACTCAAAAGAGATGGCTATCTTTAGACCATTTTGCACATGGAGTAATAGAAAGCTTAGATTTAAAGATAAGACTATAACTGTTTTGGGTGCTAAAGATGAAGGAGCGATTCAAAATTTTCAAGGTGATACATATTCTTTAGTTTTATGTGATGAAATGACTCTTTATCCAGAATCGATTATTGACATGATTGACACACGTTTATCGCCATCACATAGTCGTGGTTTTGCTAGTATGAATCCGTCCTATCCATCGCATAAGATTAAGAAATGGATTGATAAAGCAATTGCAGGAGACAAAAACTATTATGAACTTCATTTTACTCTCGATGATAATCCTTTCGTTGATCTTGATTATAAGCAAAGAATCAAGAACAGCTTGTCAGGCTTATTCTATAAAAGAAATTATCTTGGGATGTGGTGCTTGGCTGAAGGATCTATTTTTGATTTCTTTGACCACAGTATATATGTATGCTCTCGCCCTCCTGCAGGCGCTGATTATTGGATTGCAGGCATTGATTATGGTGCTGTTAATCCCTTCGCGTGTATTTTGGTGGGCGTATCGACAGGTATGCGCACTCAGACAGGAAAAGTAATGTGGGTAGAGAAGGAATACTATTGGGACCCTAAAGTACAAGGAAGACAAAAGACAAATAGTGAATTTGCAAGAGATATCCAAGAGTTTCTAGAACCATATGATGTAAAGCAGCTTTACATGGACCCAAGCGCTGCGTCTTTTAGACTAGAATTACAACGCCTAGGAGTTCATGTTGTGAATGCCAACAATGACGTCGAGGATGGTATCAGGATCATGACTTCTGAGATGAAAAAAGGTAATTTATTTGTAATGGATGAGTGTGTTAATCTCATTAAGGAAATCGAAGGATATGTTTGGGATTCTAAGGCAGCAGAGAAAGGCGAAGATAAACCTATTAAGAAGAACGACCACGCCATCGATGCCTTAAGATATGCCGTTGCTTCGCACAAAGTGAATACATATGATCCATACAAAGAGAAAGAACAAGCAGACACTTTCCTAAGGAATAGATATGAGCCAACAAGAAGAACTTAGTATTGATGATAAAATAAAAATATCAAGGGAGATATTAGATATTTTCATAACAAGAAAAATTGAATATCCTGAAGCTATAGAGATTTTATCAACAACTTTAAACATTGCTGCCCTTAGTTTTAAAATTCCTAAGGAAGCATTTATTGGTTTTATAGTAGAAAATGCCGAGTTTGATTATGAACATGATGAAATGTGAGAATTGCTCAAGTAAATTAAAGTTTCATGAAGATGATTATCCTTGGCATGGAGAACATTGGGCATGTACTAAATGCCATTGGAAACTATTTTTAAAACCTGAAAATGTACATTTGATTTTGATGGAAAATCATCATGAACCTTAAATAAAAAAATACATATTTAGTCTATTGCTATAATAAATTCTTTAGTATATATGTCGTCCTATCAACTTTATTAAAAAGGTTAGGTAGATACGTCATTTTACTCTCCCCCTTGGAACAATTCCGTAGAACCTAATCGAGGCAATGTCAGGCAATGGTTAGACAATTTATATAGTAAATTTCAACCACTTGAACAAGTGCGCTGGAATGAATCTCATATTGATGAAATGTTCTATGCAGGTTCGCAGAGTTTTGTAAATCGCCATTTTAATTTCAATTCTACTTCTTCTCAGCAATATTATTTTAATCTCATACAACAACCTGTGAATATGGTTACTGGATTCGAGAGACAACATAGAAAAAACTTTAATTATATTGCTACCGAAGGCGCAGACCCACTAACGACAGATCAATATACAAGAATCATCACACATGCTGCAAATGTTGGTTGCATTCACGAACAAAAAAGCAAAGCTAAAGAGCTTTCTTGTGTATCTGGAATGGTACTTGCACAGCCATATTTAGACTATGCTAGCAGCGATCAAGCACAAGGTGAACTTAAAGTTAAAATTTGGGAAAGTAATTCATTTATCATTGACCCGTTCTTTAGGTCGCCAGATATGAATGATGCGAATTTCGTATGGTGTCAAGAATATATTTCTAAAAAAGAAGCAGAATCTCGATTCCCTGATAAACTAGAACAAGTAAAACCAATGTCAGGGACGCCGCAAAGATATGGGAATTTTTATTTCCTTCCTGAAAACTATAATATGGCACGCAATGATCTTATGGTCTTATCATATGTGTGGTATAAATGGAGAAGGAAGAAGAAACGTTTATATAGTCGTACGACTAATCAGTTCTATGACTTTGCGGGTGGTGATGGACAACTTGAACAAATTCTTTACCATATTCCAGACTTGGAAGAAGTAACAGTCGATGTTCCGTGTTGGAAACTTGCTACAGTATTAAATGACCAATTGATGTTTCAGGGTGAAAATCCACTTGGATTTGATGTATGCCCTATGATTCCATATTTCTGGAATTATGACCCTCATCTTGGCTCTCAACCTGAGCTTAGAGTACGTTCTTTAGTGCGTACAATGAGATCGAGTCAATTCTTATTTAACTATAAAGTAATCAATAATAACGATATATCTGCTGCAACGATTAATTCAGGATATAAACGTAAGTCTGGTGCAGTTGCTAATGAGGACAATCTAAAGAAAGGGACGGGATACGATATCGTTATCAACGAAGGTTATGAAATGACCGACGTAGAGAAGATTCTACCTAATCCAGTTCCCGAGTCTGATTTAGCATTAGCTCAACAAATGTCGGATTTAATTTTCCAAACCTCTGGAATTAACTTAGAAAACTTTTCTGGACAAAATGACAAGCAAATATCTTCATTGACGTTGTTGATGAAACAAGCTGCTAATTTAATGGTATTTCAGAAATATTTTGATCAATGGGACTTTTCAGACAAACTATTAGGTGATGTGTTATTACAAATAGTTTTAAATAACTGGAATGAATCAAAAGTTGCATTATATTTAGGTGAAGAACCATCCCCGCATTTCTATTCTAAGATATTTGCTAAATATCAAGTAGAGGTAGCAGCTTCTGACTTAACTCCAACACAACAAAACCTTCAAGCTCAGCAAATGTTAGATATTAATGAACGGTTCGGACGAGAAGTATTTCCCGCTTCGATGATTATTCCTAAACTAAATATCACTGGTAAGGCTGAAATTATTGAATTCTTAGAAGGACAAGAGAAACAAGCAGAAGAATTACAAAATCAACAAACTGCGGTTCAACATGCATTTGAAGATGCTAAACTCAAAGAATTATACTCTAAAGCAACTTCCAATCTGGCAACCGCTAGAGAGAGACAAGGACGTGCTGAAAGTAATATAGGATTATTTGAGGAGCGTCTAAGTGAGATAACACGCAATAGAGCTCTCGCAACTAAAGATAAGATGGAAGCATTAGAGAAACTCGTTGATGTCATAGCTAAATATGGTGAAGTCGAATCAATGCTTAAAATGAATGAAATTGAATCGTTTGACTATCAACAACAAGATAAAGAAAACGAAGAAAAGGCCGACGCTAAACGCACGGCACTTGCAAACGATTTCCGAAACAGTATAATGGGAAATAATCAACAACAACCGCAAATGCCTCAACAAGGGCAGGAGATGGCTCAACAACAAATGTGAGGTATTTATGAAGCAACATGATGATTCTAGACCAGGTACTTTTAAATCTGGTGGACAACGTATCGATGACCATTCTTTTTGGGCTGGTAAAGGTTCAAAAGATTCTGTATTTCCAGATGGACCACACAAAACTAAAGACGAAAGCTCAGCACAAGGTGCCGGAGAAGTCATGAAATATGAGGATACTACTGAGGCTATTAGAGCTGGACAAGTAGAATCCACGAAGAAGGTTAAAGCTCATCCTATGAAGCAGCCAAACTATAGAAATTAATTTATCATCTGCCAAGTATAGAATGGTACTAGGGCACACTTGAAACGTGTAGCCCTCTTTTTAAATCAATGAGGTTATATGAAAAATACTAAGACAATTCAGTCTTATGAAGATACTGCTTCAAAAAAGAATAGAAGCACTCTTAAGAACACTAAATCGGGTTTTGCTGATCCAGACAGGATTAAAGAACAAAACCCACAGGATAAGCCTAAGGATGGTGTAAAATCACCATGGGATTTTAGATGTCCACAATATGATCAGCGCAGTAGCAACTTTGTTAATGCTGGTACACATTATGGAAAAGGTATAATCCAACCTATTGGTCATAAAGGCAATCCTAAACGTGTAGTAGATGTATTGCCACAAACCAGAATGAATACCACTCAAGATGACGATTTAGGTTAAAGATTGATGAAAAATAAAATATTCACAAAAGAATTTCTTGATTCATTAGAAGAAAAATGTGGTAGCACAATGATGCTTAACCATTATATAGATGATTTAAAAATGTCATTTCATGATGCAGTTCTCAGATTTGCCAATTTTCATTCTATGAAGCCAGAATATATTGAATTAAAGAATGATAATGATTTAGGTTAAAAAAGGAATTAATAGAATGAAGAAAAAGAGTAGGTAATGGCACAAGCACAACAAGCGGGACAACCGAATCGCCAGCAACCTAAGAAAGTCGGAAAGAATAAGTTCGCGCATACTCCCAATACTCCATACGGTATGGGTGATTTTTATGGAACTGGGGTTAAACAAAAAATAGGTCGTGTTAGAGAAAATACTATAGGATTTAACGCAGTTCCACCTAAGAAGTTAAAAGTACCGCCTAAGTCTCTCGCTTAAAATTAAATTTTTCAATAGCATTTCTGACAGGACTTAATTCATTTTCGTATTTTTCTTCAACTTCACTGCGAGTATCAATTTCTATTTGTTCTACTATATTTTTCAATTTTAAATAGACTTTATCATTTTTTAGATTTTCTTTTGCTTCCTGAGCAACTTTACGTAATATATAATCTTCCATGTTATCTAAAGCAAGATAATATTCTCTTCTATCTTTAGTAAATTCAGGTTCTATTTTATTCATTCCACCTTTAAAAATTACATTTTCTTTTTTATCATGAATTATATCTTTAAAAGGTTTTCCATCTGAAAATCTTTTATCATTTGAAAACTCCATTAATGGCAAATCATTCATTCTCTTTTTTCTCCATTGCTTTCTTCTCTCTTGCACTTATAGATAATTGTCTGTAGATCTCATTAATTCTTTCATCACTTAAATCATCGGGTTCTGGTGAATCAAGAAAGTGCCTATGATATCTGAATTTCTCAATACTATCTAATATGGTTTGATTCTCTGTCATTTTTCCACGCTCGAATGAGTACCATAATTCCGTGGCTGGAATCATCCAAATTACTTTTATTTGATCTGAGCCAGGATAAACCTTAAACAACATAGAATTAGTTTGTGATTTAGGTTTAGTCAATCGTGGTTGCCATATTAATCTTTTAGTGACGCCATCATCATCCGTGCGTGTATGTGCAAAAATATAAAAAGCATGATCGCCAAATGGTCTTTGATTAACAAGATTTTGGCAACATTCACCAATGTTAAAATCTTGTTTTGTGAAATGTTCTAATCTATCATGAGTTTCAAGTCTATTTAATTTCATTTTGCATTCTCTTAAAATGTTCATTTTTTTCAGCTGATTCTTTTATGAAATTAAATCGCCCTCTATCTTCAGATTGAACAGTAATTTTCACCTCATCCCAATGGCCTTTTAATTCATTACCCAACCATCCATCATCATCCCCTTCCTCAGGATCATATTCTTTTTTTATTAAAACTTCATGTCTTCCTCCCTTCTCAAAAATAATAAGCTCAGAGGAATCCATGGTTAAATCAATTCTTAAAACTTTTTGTACACTATATTTCATTTTGGTTGCCTATATATAATAATTCATTTAAAAGAAAAACAAATCCAACCGCAATCCTGCGTCACGGATAAAGGATGTAATTATCATGAGTGCACAAGAAAATCAAGAAAATAAACCAAGTGATAAAGAAATTAATTTTAGAAATCAAGAACAGAAGTACGAACGATTATTAGCTCAAGAAAGATCTGCTCGTATAGAAGCGGAAAGAATCGCACAAGAGAGAAGTAAACCCGCTTTACATGAAGAAGAAGATGATAACGAACCTTATGTTGATCATAAGAAATTACGACGAGAACAAGCAAAATTTGGTCAACAAATCAAACAAGAAACGGTTAGTGAAATTCAAAAAGCTGTTCAACAAGCACGTGAGCAAGAAAGGCAAGAAGTTTGGTTAGAAAACAATGCCGATTTCTTTGATGTATTAAAAAATAATGCAGATAAATTAGCTCAAAGATCTCCTGCTTTAGCTAAAACAATTCTAAATATGCCTGATAACTTTGAAAGACAAAAACTTGTTTATCAAAGTATTAAAGAATTAGGTTTAGATAGACCAGAAGTAAAACAACAATCTATTCAAGATAAAGTTGATGCAAATAGAAGAAGTCCATTTTATCAACCATCTGGCACAGGAAGTACGCCATACTCTTCACAAGGCGATTTTAGCAATAGTGGCAAGAAAAACGCCTATGAAAAGATGAAAGAATTACAAAGTAGACTTAGGATTTGATTTAAATGGCTAAAAAATATCTTAGAGAATGTACTTCATGCGGAGATCTCATATACACAAAGGTAAGAGACTCCGTACCTATCTGTAATTTTTGCAAAGAAAAACCTGAAAAGAAAGATTTTTCACATCCTAGTTATTGTAAAACTTGTAAAGATTATACAAAAAAAGAAGATAGTTTTGATTGGTATTGTACAAAATGTTTAAAAAATGAATATGAAAATATAAATAAAAAGATGTAACAAAAGAAACAAAATCGACCCCTCTCAATCACCAAATCGACCCCTCTCAGGGGTTAATTTTCATGCCAATCTTCTTTATATTTAGTTATTAAATCAGGAATACTCATCCATCTTTTTACTTTATCTTTTTTAAATCGTGCTATTTTTTTATATTCATTAGAAAATGCCCAAGGTTTAGGAAATCTAGGATGAACCAACATAAAAAAAGTATTTTTATAATCACCATCCAAAGTGATTATTTGATCCACAAAACGAGCAACACACATAAATGGTTGCGAATAATTTAATTCTACCAATACTACTTGACCAGGTTCAGGTAACCTATCTTTAACATTTATCCATTTCATTAAGTTAATTCCTTATGCAAAATAGGAGTATGGTCTATTGTTTTTATATTATCTTGTAACCAATTTCTTATATGCCAACAGAGATCTTTTTTAAGAGGAGAAGTGTTGCATTTTTCATTCCTAAAACTTCTGATTGAAACAAAATCACTATATGACAAAAGATATTCGTATCCATGATGATGATTTATTTTTATAACTATGAAAAAGTGAATATCATTACATCTAGAAGGAAGTGTATATATTTTAATTGTAGATGTTTCTATCTCTCTTTCATCAAGTCGTGTTTGAAGTCGTATCAAAATTCTTTTAATACTTTCTATAGATTTAGGTTCATTTATAAATTTATATATTTCATCGGTTAAATCTGATTTTTTTTCTTTAATCTTTTTAGGGCCTGTCGATTCACCTATAAATTCACTTTCGATATTGACCGAACGCTTTTCTAATTTCTGTTTCTTAATCTTTTTCTCATCCCAAGTGCTTGACATTCTAATTTACCAATCCATTTAAAAAGTGATTTAACTTTTCAATTTCATTATCTAAACCATTTTTCAATATCTTTTTGAAATTCTTCAATTGTTGCTAGATTCTTCATACATGCAATCATTGTTTTTTGATTTTGAAATCCATCTCTAACACAAAGTCGTAATAATACATCTTTTAGTTCATGTTCGTTCCAATCTGAACAAATACACCCTATATCAAAGTAAATAATTTTGTTTTCTTTTGTTCTCATATTAACATATTCAAGAGTTTTTTCTTTTTGAAATTCATATTCACTAAGTTCATAAACTTGCAAATCCTTAATTCTTCCTGTTCCTTCATTGCTAACAGTCCATACTATCCATGCATTTTTTTTAGGTATTTTTGGGGGGCAATTTGGTAAAGGTAATTCTCTTGTGTATTCATTTTTCATATTTTTCCTAATAATCTCCTATCGAAAAGTTCATCCAAAGATTTCTCTGCATCATTACGATTTGAATGTATAGAATATTCTTTAATTAAAACATCGTCTCCATACTCTACTGAAAAATTTACATAATATTCTTCTGGGCAATTAGAATAACATTCACGATCAATATATATTCTCAATATATAATCCAAATTAACATATGAACCATCTTCAATTCTTATAAAATTACTTTTCATATTAATCCTCAAGATAAAAATATTTTCTAATCCAGTCGAAATATTTATGATTTGAAATTAAATTACCTTTAATATCTTTGACATAATCAAATTTTTCAAGAAGTAATAATCCATCATCTCCAATAAGTTCTGCATAAATAGATTCACTTTTATTATTATTTTCAAGTTTTATTTGTGTAATAGATTGTTTAGTTATCCAGTTTCCATCGTAAATTTGGATTAAATCTGGCTTTTTTATTTCATATAAATTTTTATATTCTGTTAAATACATTAAATATGAAGGATAATTAGGAATTAAAAAATAAAAACTAAAATCAACAGTCGGAATATCAGCTAAAAATATATCTTCATCTTCATTTGAATAAATTTCAACTTGATTGCTTTCTACAGAACCTAAACTTTTTAAACAATATTCATTGAATCCATTTTTTTTAAGAAAATCTTGCTGATTTTTTTCATTCTCAGTCCAATCTAATAATTCATAACCATCTTTTATCCAATTTCCTAAATTATATACCCAGATTTTCATGTTTTTCCTGTTTTAATTAAAAAATAGGATAAAGAATAAGTAAAAAAAAAGGAAGAACAAATATTGACATAATAATAAATAATTTATTATATGTAAATCTCGCCAGTCCTGCGTCATGGACAATCGCGTAGTGGATATCGCACCCACATCAAGATGTGATCGAAAAATTACGTAACTAGGCTCGTCTCCCGATCATCACGTCAATATTTACTTTCGACCAAAGAGGTTGAAATGTCTATTACGACAACCGGCAATCTTGGACCATTAATATTGCAATCGCTCGCGCCTGCAATGCTTTATGTTCCAACGCCAACCATGAATTACATTACTATCTGCGATAAAGTCAGTATGCCATCACAAGGTGGAACTACTTGCAGATTTATGCGTCCACGCGCATTACAGCCACCTACTGTTCAATTAGGAAACTCAGGTATTGACCCACCAGCTCAAGTTCCTCAAAGAGATATTATCGATGCTCAAATGGCATTCTTCGGTACAGGTTGCATTATTAACGAACAAGTTATTTTGCAAGACCAAGAAGGCGTTTTGGCTTGGGTGTCAGAGCGTTTAGCAGTTGCTATGCGTCAAGCAGAAGATTTAATCCTTCGTGATTATATCGTTTCCTCTTCATCGGTGATTAACGCAGGAGGGGGAAGCAATAACGATAATCCAACAAATTTGGGTATATCAGACTTTAGTTTAGTTGCTACTACTCTCGATACTAACAATGCCTATAAGTTTATGTCAGGTATTGAAGGTATGGATCGTTTTGGAACAGGCCCTGTTAGATCAGCATATTTTATGCTTTCTAGCACAGAACTACAAACAGACTTTGACGGATTAACTGGACAAGGATTCTTGTCACAGTGGAATTATCCTACAAATGCTTCTGCTTTACCTTCTGAATATGGATCAGTATTTAATATCCGTATTTTAACAAGTTCCGAAGCTCCTGTAGCCCGTGGTGCATCAGCTAACGGACAAGACGTTTATTATAATACAGTTGTTGGAAAACAAGCAGTGACTCATATAAATCAAGATGGTTTTTCAATGAATTTGATTTATCGTGACCCGTACTACAGTGGTATGTTGGCCCAAAATGCTACTCTTGCAGTTAAGTTTGCTCAAGCGCAAGCAATAACACAAGATACAGCTATCCGAAACGTCGTTAGTACTCGCCTAGCGGGAATAACATTCTAAGGAGGTTTTATATGGCTGAATATTCAAGATTAGCAAGTGGTAAAGTAATATCTACTGGTGGAGCAACTGCGGTTGTTTTACCTTTCATTCCTGATTTCATTGAGATTTCTAATAGTACTAGAGCCGTCGCCGGTGCAGGTGTTACTAGAGCTTGGTGGGAAACTGATATGGGTCAAGGAGCCGGTTTCCTTAACACATTCGGTACAGGAGATCAGTTTATTGCACCTGTAGGTGGAACAAGTAGCGGTGCTCTAGTCAGCGGGACTGGTTTTACAACCATTCAAGCAGGTTTAGCACTTCAATATGGCCCTACAACATTCCTGGGTGCATCTGGAAGTATTTCTAAAAATTCGGGTGCTCCATTAGTTACAACAACTGCGGCACACAATTTAGTAGTCGGAGATGTTGTTATATTTTCTAACTTGTATCAAACATCTTCAACTGGAATGCAGCAAATTGCTGGTATCCCTTTTGAAGTTGAAACAGTTGGAAGCCCTACAACTTTCACTATAAATTGGAATACTAATCAATCTAACTACACAGCAATTGCAACTGGCGGTTTAAATACTAATGCATCCTTTAAGCAAGTTTTATATCCTGCTTTATATGCTCCGGGTGTTGGTTACATTGATGCTATTACAACAGGAACCACAACAACCATCCAAACAACTGCCCCGACAAACGTAGTTGTTGGACAAGAAGTTGGATTCCATGTCCCAACTATTTGGGGAACAACTCAATTAAATGAGTTGCCAAACTTGGTAATTCCGGGTTCTCCAAAATATGGATATGTAATTTCTGTGACAAATAGCACAACTTTTGTTGTTAATATTGATAGTACCGCATTTTCTGCGTTTACTAGCAATATTGCTTTTGCTAATTTTACAGGACTAAAATACGCTATGGTGGTTCCTGTTGGAGATGTAAATACAGGTGGATTGCAGATTTCTGCAGGTTCACAATTATATCCATCACCAACGGTATTTAATGGTTATCAAGGAAGCATTACGGTTCCTGTGTCGACTATTAACGGACCTGCTATCCAAGGCGCTTACATTAATGCTACATTCCAAGGATTTATCATTGGATTAGGTGTTAGTGGAACTGTCGGGGATACAATTTTCTGGCGCGCTTATATGCATGATATAAACTATCCTCAATAGATTATATCCTGTCTATAAAAAAAGGGAGAAGACCAAAAATCTTCTCTCTTTTTTTTGTAGCTATATTGAATTTTTTATTTGACAAGAGTATACAAATAAAAAAAGGTTTATATGAGCATACCTCCACTTCTAAATGGCCCAATTCCTCCGTATAACAATCCTCCAATACATCCTGAATATTACAAACCAAAAAAGTTTTTCATTTCAAATATTTCATTAGGAATCACCACAATTGTAACGACAATTCATCATATGGATTATGTAATAGGTCAATTAATTAGATTGTTAATCCCTTTTTCAAATGGATGTAGGGAATTAAATGAGTTAACTGGATATGTCATATCAATACCTTCTAGAACTCAAGTTGAATTAGCAATAGATTCATCCAGAAATGTAAGTCAATTTATATCTTCTACACAACCAAATCAACCTCAGATAGTGGCAATAGGAGATATAAATACAGGTCATATAAATAGGTTTGGACCTAAACATACAAAACCAAAAATACCAGGAAGTTTCATAAATATATCTCCTTTTTAAAATTTTATATTGCAAATGTTAAAAAATATCTTTATATGGGAATTAAACAGTAATTCAAATTTTAAGTTGAGGTTATATGGCACTTGAAACAGAAAAAAGATCAAAAAAACTAAATTCTTTAGGGAATAAAGAATTGGATAAAGCGGAAGAACAATTTAAGGATTTTGAAAATAATGTTAATGAAATGACATTAGACAGGATGAATCAAGCTCCTAAAAAAGAAGTAGAACAACAAACTAAATTATCTCAATCCGATATTGAAAAATCTAAAGATATTTATTTAAAACCTAAGAAAACATTAGGGCCTGGAGTAAATCCAAAAACTGGTGAAAGAGAAAAGTTTAATGAGAGATTTAGAGAAGAATATGAATTTGCAAAAGAATATGTCCAGTTCATAGCTGAACACAAAGAATGTCCAGGAGATACGATTAAAGACATTTGGACTAAAGCTTTTCCAGGAACTAATTGCGAAATGTGGGATGTGCCAGTTAATAAAGTAGTCTGGGGACCTCGATATTTAGCTGAACAGATTAAGAATGCTAAATATCACCGTTTGAAAATGGAAGAGACTGTCACAAGAGGCGGTGATGAAAGAGGAAATCAATATTACGGATCTATGGCAGTTGATTCTATAGTGCAACGTTTAGACGCAATACCAGTATCTAACAGAAAATCAATATTTATGGGTGCTAGAAAATTTTTATCATCGATGTAAAGCGGATTTACATTGAAATTTACAAAAAAAATATAGGGATTATATGAAAAAACACGAAGAAAAACACTCTAAGAAAGAACCTAAGCATGAAGAAAAAAAAGGTCATAAGAAAGAAAAAGAACACAAAATGGCTATGAAAGCGAAGATGGCTAAATAATAATGAATCTTCTAAGCGATATAATCACATACATTAGACGTATTATCAAAAGTCCGTCTAATACGTCCATAACCGATAATTTGTTGATTGATTATATCAATAGATTTTGGATTATGGACGTCGACGCCCGTATGCAATTATTCGATTTGAAGACTAAATATCAATTTCAGACAACGCCCGGTGTTGATCAATATAACATGCCTTTATATAACTTCCAGTATGAAACGCCTGGAAGTCCTTTATCTCAAGACATTGGATATTATCCAGTATATCAAGGGTTTTTAGCCCCAGCATACATTAATGGTGTTCAAGTTGCTTTCGAGACTCAAAAACAGAGTTTTTTTAATGCATGGCCTAACGTAACTCAATATGGAGTTGTTTTATGTAAAGGAAATGGGACTAATGGACCTTATACATTAAAATTTCGAATATTACCTGAAAACGATATTCCTATTAACCCCCCGATTCAATCGATTATAAGGGGTCATGTGGATATGAAAGGGGTTATAGACAATGCTAATAGTACAAACCTTTTGCAAGATCCTATATTCGCTACAACAATTAATAGCAAAATAGCTACTACAAACATTTTTCCAGCGGTTTATTTCACATCTACAGATGAATTTGGCAATAATAATAATATTTGTGATTCAGGACAATTTCTATTAGATGTATCAGGAAATAAACATTCCAATTTAGGCTTGTTAATGCAACCAGGTAATGCCCCTTATGGCAATCTTGCTTTATCTGGTGGTTATGATCTTTCTTTTCCTATAACTGGCGCCACACAATCAAATCCTCTTATTTTAACAGCTAGTACAACTTTTCTACCTGGTCAATCAGTATTAATTGAAAATATTATAGGAATGACTCAATTAAACAATAATAGATATATGATTGTCTCTAACGGAGGAACTACATTAACTCTAAATGTAGATTCAACAACATTCGCGGCATATTCTTCTGGTGGAACAGTAAATAGTCTTCAAAACGTTATAAATTATTTGCATGGCGTTGCATATAACGTATATTTTCCTGCCCCCGTTCCTCGTGGAGCAAATATCTCAGGTCAATGTCTCTATTTCCAAAGTGGATTACCTCGAGGAATGCTTTACTATAATAATACTATAACACTCAGAAGTCCTCCTTCAACACAATATCTTGTTGAATTAGACGCATACCTGTCACCCGCAGCATTTTTTAATCAAGCTCAATCTATTCCTTATGCATACATGTGCGAATATATAGCTAGAGGCGCAGCTAGAAAGATTCTAAGCGACACGGGAGATGTAGAACAGTTTCAATTCTATGAACCATTATTTAAAGAACAAGAAATGCTTGTCTGGAAGCGAAGTCAAAGACAATGGACAGCAACTCGTACGTATACAATTTATAGCGGTGGAACGAATCAGGGACAGATAGGAAATAATTCCATGGGAGGAAACACAATATGAGTTTTCAATATAATTTAAATTTACCTAATGGTCCTGATAATCCATCGAATGACCAGCCAGGAATGCAAACTAATACAAAAGCTGTTAATGATCTTTTAGCTGTAGATCATATTGAATTTAATTTAAGTAATGGTGGATTTCATAAACAAGTACATATGCCTGTTTTAAATTCAAGACCAATTGGTATAGCAAATGAAGGAACCGTATATACAAAAACTGCTGCAACTACTCCGTCAAACAATGAAAGTACACTATTTTATAATCCCGATAATACTTTAAATGAATATCAACTCACTAGAACGATAACAACTCAATTTTCTAAATTTGCAACAAATACTAATTATATAACGCCTATAACAACAAATGGAGGATGGACATTTCTCCCTGGTGGAATGTTATTACAATGGGGAAATATTAATCCAACGCATAATCCTGGTACAACAACAGTGAATTTTCCTATTGCCTTCACGAATGTTCCATATTCAATTCAAATTACAGCAACGGTTATTTCATCAGGTTCAAGTAATGATCAAACAGCGGCTATTGTATCTGGATCAACGACTACAACTAATTTTTTAGCAAGTACATCTTCTAGTGGAAATGTTATTGGATTTTATTGGATGGCAATAGGGATTTAAAATGGGTCAGAAATTAATTATCGGACCTATAGAAAAAGGATTAAGAACAGATCGTACTCAATTTAATATTGATAATGATTCTTTTCCTACTCTTATTAATGCTTATCAATGGCGTGGTCGCGTTAAAAGAAAACGTGGAACTTCTTTCTTAGCAAGATTAACAAGATATTTTAATTCTTCGCTTTCTTCTTATAATACAGGTTCAGCCACAATTCCGATTGATAGTAGTGGAAATGGAAATCTTTTAACTGGGTATTCTCTTCAAACTAATGGAAATATTGTTCCAGGATTAACAACACTTATTGGATCGGTAGGAAGTGTAACATATACAGATACGACAAAAGATGGTTTTTTAACTCCTACAGATGGAGGGGTAAATACAATAAATTATTCCACAGGAGCAATTTTCATACCCGCCCAAGCTACGGGAACTATCACAGCTATATTTACTTATTATCCTTCATTACCTGTAATGGGTTTAGAAGATTTTCAAATTAATACTACACAATTTCCAGGAAGTATTTTTTTTGATACAACATATTCTTATAATATTCTCACAGCCTTTCCTTATCCTATATATGATGTAAGTTTTTATAAAAATCCTGCAGTGGATGCAACAAATCTTCCAGGATATATACCTAAAACCGTTGAAACAGCTACTACATGGAATGGAAAGGATTATCAGCAATTTTGGACTGTGAATTACCAGGGCGCTTTATGGGCTACAAATGGTATTGATGTTCCTTTTACTGGAACTACCATAGGAATGCAATTTAGCAAAATTACAAATGTTGCCGCTCCCACAGGAAACACAGTTGTGATAACTGTAACTGGTTCAAATTTAGTTGTAGGGGATTTTGTATTCTTAAATGAATTTGATAATTCAATAATAACAGGAATAAACTTTCAAACGGGTTATGTAATAGCTGGATCAGCTCCGGGAGCTGTAACAATAGAATTACCTTTTGCCACTCTAGCAGGAACAGGAGGAGGCACCACGAAAGGAATCGTTCAGTATCTTACAAATAGATCTGACATTACGAAAGACTGTCTTAGATTTTATGATGGTGATCCCACTAATGGTAATGTAACTAATCCTTCTTTGACTGGGACAATGGGATGGGTGAATTTCGCTCCTCCATTATCAGAATTTAATTATTCGATATCCGATTTACCTTTAGCTCAATATTATCTTGTGGGTGCTAGAATGATTGTGACCTATAAAGATAGGTTACTCTTCTTGGGTCCAGTAGTTCAATCTTCATCTAGTAGCCCTATTTATTTACAAGACACCGTTATTTATAGTCAAAATGGAACTCCATATTATACGGCTTCATATACTAACACTCCAAATGCAGCTGTAGACAATCCAATATCTATAGAAAATATTTATCATCCAATTCTATTACCTATTAATCAAACATCTACTTCATCTGCTTATTTTGAAGATCAAACGGGTTTTGGAGGATATATACAAGCAGGTCTCGACAGGCCTTTAATAAGTGTATCACCTAATCAGGATGTTTTAATTTGTGGTTTTAGTAACTCTGTGCAAGCAAAAATTGTTTATACTGGAAATGATGTTGTTCCATTCAATTTCTATATAATTAATTCGGAATTGGGTACAGATAGCACATTCTCAATTATAAATCTTGATCAAGGAGTTATTACACGAGGTGCTAGAGGATATATTATCACGGGTCAAAATGAAGCAAAACGTATTGATTTATCTATTCCTGATCAAGTATTTGAAATAAATCTTACACAAAATGGTAATGAAAGATTTTGCGCTCAAAGAGATTATATAAACGAATGGATTTATTTTACTTATCCAAGCAATCAAGTACAATCTAACGATGGAATCCCGTATAAATTTCCAAATCAAACTTTGCAATACAATTACAGAGAGGAATCGTGGGCAATATTTAATGAAGCATATACAACCTATGGTTCTTTTAGAAAACAAACAGGTTTTACATGGCAGACAGTCGGATTAATTTATCCAACATGGCAATCATGGAATGACCCCTGGAATTCTGGAAGTTCTACTTTATTGAATCCCAAGGTTATCGCTGGAAATCAACAAGGTTTTGTCGTTGAAAGAGGTGAAGGCACGGGAGAATCTCCTTCATTATATATTCAAAGTATTTCTGGAAGCACAATAACAAGCCCAAATCATACATTAAACGAAAATGATTATATTATCATAACCGGTGCTCTAGGTACAATTGGAACTATTCTTAATGGTGAAATATTCCAAGTAGGTTTGACAACAGCCAATACATTTATTTTAAATCCAAGTATTGGTTCAGGAACGTATTTAGGTGGTGGATTGATCACAAGGATATATGTCCCTTTTATTCAAACTAAACAATTTCCTCTAGCTTGGGATATTGGTCGTAAGACAAGATTGGGCGTCCAACAATATTTATTTACTACTACTTCAAACAATGCTCAAGTAAGCATATGGATATATCTAAGTCAAAATAGTGCAAATCCTTACAATAAATGTGGAATTGTTCCGAATCCTGCAATAAACAATTCTCTTATTTATTCAACAATTCTTTATACATGCCCAGAAAGTACGAATCTTGGATTGACTCCGTTTAATGTAAATCTACAAATGCCAACGGCTCAAGAACAAGAACAAACATGGCATAGAATGAATACAAGTTTGATAGGTGATACTGTTCAAATAGGTATAACTCTTTCAGATGCCCAAATTCGTGATTTAGAGGCCATTGGAACGATTTTCTCAATAACTGGAGTATCAACAGCCACCCAAGCAGTTTTAACCACTAATGGAGACTTTGAAGCAGGTCAACTAATTCTCATTACTGGAGTGGTTGGAATGACTCAACTTAACAATAATTACTATCAAGTTGTTAGTTCCACTCTAACAACCGTAACAATAAACGTGAATTCTTCCGCATTTACTCCTTATGTTTCCGGTGGTTCAGTTGTAGCAGTTTCAGGAATTAACGCTTTTGCGGAAATTGAATTTCACGGAGCTATTTTAGATGTAACCCCAAGTCAACTCCTGGCGTAATATGTCAACTAATGTTGTTAATACAGTCGCTTATCTAAGAACTTCGAGAGATTTTAAAAACGAAGAAGATTTGCCGGTTATCCTTGATAAAATGTACATCGATGTTGCTAATGCCGTTAATAACCGTACGATTGGAATATTCCCAACAACTCGTCCAGCCATTGGCGGTGAAAGTTGGTTTATTAGAAATAATCAACGTCAACAAAACTTTAGACAAGTTTATCTTTTCACTACGACAGCTAGTATAGATATAGGGTTTAAAATATCTTCTATATCTAGATTTACAAAACCGCATGGTGAATATTTAGGAACTTCTGGAGATTGGTATGGATTAATTAATGGAACACCTACAGCAATTCCAGGTCAGATTTCATTTTATTTACATGTTAATGCTAGTTCTAAGACTTCCGATCAAATAATATTTGTCGTTGATGGGGCCGCTCCTGCATTAGCTTCTGGAACAATTGTATTAGAATGGCTGTCGGCAGTTTAAATAAATTATTTAATAGTTTATGGTGAAAGAAAACGAGGTATTTATGACTTCTTCAATGTCTGGCGCTACAGGATTTGGAAAACCTACATCCACAGGTACACTTAAACGTGGTGGAATGCAAGGTGATTATATTCCTAAGGGCACACGAGCTGCACAAATGCAAAACTATACTCCTGAGCAAATGCAATTATTTAAACAAGCTTTTTCGCATGTTGGTCCTGATAGTTATTTATCTAAATTGGCTGGGGGTGATCAAGGAATGTTTGATGAAATGGAAGCTCCTGCTAAAAGACAATTTAATGGGATGCAAGGTAACTTGGCTTCGAGATTTAGCGGGATGGGTGGGACAGGATCTAGAAAATCTAGTGGTTTTCAAAATGAAATGACAGCGGCTAACTCAAACTTTGCTCAAGATCTTCAATCCAGACGTCAAGGATTGCAACAACAAGCTATTCATGAATTAATGGGATTATCTCATAGTTTATTGAATGAGCGACCTTACGAAAGAGAAATATATAAAAAAGATCAGCAGAAACCTTGGTGGCAAGGTGCTTTGGGGGCTATCTCACCTATTGGTGGAGACATTGCAGAAGGTGGAACACAAAATACACAAAACTTCTTTAGTGCTCTTTCTGGTATGGGTGGTGGTGGACAAGGTGGTTCATCATGGGGTGGTTTTTTTGGTAATAAAGGATAGGTGAAGATATGGCTAAATTTCTACCAGAAATGGAACATAGACCAAGTACAGGAGAAAAACTAGGAAATGCTATAGGTGGTTTGGGAAAATCATTTTCCAATTACATTGTAGGTGAATCTCAAAGACAAAAAGAAAATGAATTTGTAAAAAATAATCTAGGCATTGATATATCATCGATTCATAATCCTAATATGAGAGAAAAAGCACTATCAAACGCTTTAGCTTTTGGACAAAAAAATCAAATGTCTAAAGCAACTCAAAATGTCCAATATGGAAATGAGATACAAAATGAAGAACCTCCTCCTCAACGAAGGAATCGATCAACAGAAATGGGAAATTTTCTTGAAGAAAATAAACCTTCTGCAAGACAAAAATTACCTGAAAATGCAATTCAAAATATTCAAGAAAAGAATAATTTTTTTCCTGATGTTGTAGGCAATAAAGAAACTCCCGGGAATCTTCCGCAACCACAAACTAAAGGTAATATTTATCCTTTAGCTACTCCTCAAGAAATAGAACAGAATGGAACTAGAATAGCTAAAGAAAGAACTGCACAGGGAATACCTACTACGAAAGATGAAGGTATACAATTAGCTTTGAAGAACGAACAACAAAAACAATTATATAATCAAAACGTAGAAGCTGATACTGAACAAAGAGTTAAATCACAAGAGAAATATGGGCAAATTGCTGAATCAGCTTTATTAAAACTGCTTCCAAAAGCTACGGATGAACAACGCGCTTATTTTATGAAGAAAGGCGAGGAGAAGGCGGGAGAGAATAAAAGTGAAGCAGATATAAAACGTATTGTTGCAGCTGAAGCTAGAAAGTTTAAAAATACAATCGCTAATGTGAAAAAAAGCGTTCCCGCTCCTAGACTATTACAAAATATAAAATCAAATATTTTAGGTGAATCTAGAGAATTTGATAAAGTAAGAAATGATATCAGGATAAAATTACAACCATTACTTAAAGAAGGTTTATATGATACATCTAGAAATCTTCTTAGCGGGTTAGGATATCATCCAGAAGAACGTGAATCAATTATTACGGATTTAGGAGAAAATACAAAAAAAACTTTAGCTCAACTTCCAAAAATAGAAAAACCAAAAAAAAGTTTAAAACAACATGCTATTGAATTAGGCGCAAAAGGTTTGGGACAAGCATTTTTGGGAGAAACTGGAAGCGCTATTGCTTCAAGATTAGCTGAACAAGAAACAAATTATAATGAACAAGATATTGAAAAAATCAATCAAAATATAGAAGACGTATTTAAAAACGATCCTTCTACAAATTTAATTCTTTTAAGAAAAGCATATGAAGAAAAAGGTGTCGATTGGCAAACATTTAAAGATTCTTTAAATAATTTGATTTTTGATGGTCAGATTAAATTAAATGACGATCAGTTTAGCCAATTAGATACAATGGATTACGCTCCTTTAAATAATTTAGAAAAAATATTACATGGATTAAAATTAATAGGTAGATAATGGGTTCACATATCGCAAACGCATTATTAAATGGATATCCTGCAAGGGTTATCTTAAATCAAGTAATGCGACAATATCCTCAACATGCAGGAAAAATCCAAGCGGCACAAGCAGCGGGATATTCTGCGGATATGATTCTTAAAAATGTTTCACAAAAAGATAATTCATATCCTGAAGATACCGACGATTATCTTACTGAACATGAACAAGTACAAAAAAGAGATACTAAACAAAAGAAAAAAGCTGCATTACAAGCATTAGGAGTATTAGGAACTGCGGGAGCTGTCGCAGCTGGTGCTATTGGATATGCAACAAGAAATCAAGCGGTAAGAGGTCAAATATTACCTCCTTTACCACAAAATCAAACGCAAAGACAATTACCCGGAAGACAGCAACTGGCATTGCCTAATTTACCCCCACAAAGACCTTCTCCTAGAAATCCTCCCTCATCTCCAGGAAATCCCCCAACTCCACAAAATAGACCTCCTTCGCCACAACCTCAACCAGGAGGACAGACATTAACTCCAAATACTCCTACAACACCAACTTTTGAAAGAAGCGTACAACTTGTAAATAATCTAAAAGTAGATACAAATTTTCAAACAATTCTTAAAAATAATTTAGATCCCTATACAACCGCTCAAATGTTGAGACAGGTTATCCCTAGAGGAAAAATTCAAGTTCTTGATAAAATAGAAGGGGGCTTAGAGCAAGTTGTAAAAGACTATAAACAATTTATTGAAAATAATCCTCCTGCCGTTAATCCTGCTTTTCAAGGTTTACAAGAAGGACAAAGACAAGAATATCCTCCCGAATTAATTCAGAATCCTTCTCAAATGAATCCAGATCAAATACAACAAACTCTTCAAAACGAACCCGCTCCTGATATTCAAGAACAATTTCAAGAGATGGCACAGCAAGAAGAAGCAATTGCTCAAGAGGAAATATCGCCTGAACCTATGATGGATAATTTAGTTGAGAAATCTATCAATCCTCAAGCAATTCCTGAACAACCACAAGAAATGTTTACCCCTAAAAATAGAAATCAGGAAATTTTAAAATCACAAAAAGAAAAAAAAGAAAATAACGAAAAAAATAGAAAAAAACAAAGTTTAGGATGGAAAATCCAAGATAAAATCGATAAATTTATTAACATGGACCTTCCGAAAAATAAACCAGAAGTAAATAAAATTATAAATGAAGGTTTAGAAAAAGGATTAACTTTAGAAGAAATTCAAACCGAAATAATGAGAAATATTTTTGAATGGCAAGGAATACCTGAAACTGAGGAACAAAAAGAATATTACAATTATCTTTTTACACAAATTTTTGGACCTTCTAAAAAAATAAAAACTCTTGAAAAGGAAAAAAAACCAGAAATAAAAATTGAAAAAATACAATCTCAACCAGAGCCAATAACAATAGGTAATCTAGCGGTAATGCCAAAGGGTGATATTGGAGAAGTTGAATCAGTCAAAAATGGTATTGCTAAAATAAATATAAATGGAAAAATTCAAGATAAAAAACTTAGTGAAATTAAACAAGAACCTAAAGGCATAGAAGATGCGGTTAGAGATATTGTAAATAGTATTCCCGAAGGCATGAAATCAACAGCTCTACAAACAATGGTGCATGTTCCATTAGAAGGATTAAATTTATTATTAACACAATTTTATGATGGTAAGTGGGCATGGTATAAAGATGTTCCCGAAAATGTTTATCATAGTATCGCATTAGGAACATATGAACCTAAAGGCGAAGCGACAACAGGAATAGGAAAATATAAACCTGGTGTATTAGATTCAAGAGGTGCAGGATTCCATACAGAAATAAAAATGAATCCTAAATATTCAAAAGAAAATAAAGGCATTACATGGGGATATGCCACTAGTGAATACGGTGTAATGCATTCAATTCAAAATATTTTACATAAAATATCAAAGGAAAAATATGACTCAGAAGGAAACATTCAAGTACCTAAAAAACGGAAAAAACCCTGAGTTAACCGATGCAATAACAGTTTTGAAATTTTTTGATCATAGAGTAAGAAAAGAACTTAAAAACAAGAATCGTTCTTCCAAATAATTTTTGAAACTTTTCCGATTTCTTTTGTAATAACTTCTAGATGATATTCAGGTTCACTAAAATTTAATTCGTCTTCACCTAATTGAGCAAGCTTTTCCATAGCTTGCTCAATCGTTGTATCTGAATCAAATTGATCTTCAACGTAAGCATATTGAATTTTTTTTATTACAAATTTATATTTCATTTAATATTTTTGATTTCCCAATTCATTAAATCTTTTTTTAAAAGATTGTATATCTTCTTTCATTTGCTTATTCTCAATTTCTTTATATGCGACATGTTTTCCTAATTTATACATACCGTAATTAACAGCCACTTCTAATAAAGTACAGAAAATTGTTGTACCTGTATTATTATCATTATACATATTACTTCCTTCCCTCTTTAAGCAAATCAATAAACATCTCGTACAACTTATCTGTACGTCTACCTTGTTCTTTTACATCATTTTCTAACTTAGTGAGAGATGTTCGTATTTCTCTCGTGAAATACCATCCAATAACGAACATTGCTATTACGGTTTGCCAATCTAATTTTATTAATAAATTTATAAAATCATTCATATTATTTCCTATTTCTCAAAACTTATTCTTAATGTTGTACTACTTACTCCGTCAGGACTTATCGTAGTGGTTAATTCCCTAATTTCCTTGCTTCCTGTATCACTTTTCACTATTTCTACCGATTTTATCACCTTTTCAGGAGATTTTTTCTCTTCTTCTTTAGGTTCATCTGATCTATAAGTCATTTTATTCCCTATCATGCCCCAAGTTCGTTCTCTTTGATGAGTAGGCTTATAAGAAACGGCAATATATTTTTCTGCTTCTATAGAAGTAGGTTTAGGAATCATTTGAGTAGATTTACAACATTTAAAGCATAACCAATTGCAACCATATGTAACTTCTTCAATCATTTCAGGCTCTCTTTTAGCTTTTGGCCCAGTAGAACTTATTTGGGAAGTCACTTCTTATTCCTTTCTTCAATTGCGCAAAGACGCATTTTAAATTCTAAATCTTGAAGTGCCAATCTTGTGTGAAAGTCTTTCATTTCTTGTTGAATAGCTGTAAGTTTTGTATCGGTTTGAATATACAATGCTATTACTGTTCCTAAATTAGTCGCAATCACCGCAAAAACTGTTAAAACTTGTGTCCAGTCCATAAATTCCTATCTATCATTCTCATTTTCATAACATTGTATCTATTTTCAACATTATAAAAAATCTGAATTTTTTTCTATCAGCTCTCTTCTTTTTTATTCTGCCATCATTTAAATATAAAATATATATCAAGGAGATTTTTTATGACGTTTCAACCAGGTGCCGTTCTTTATACTCAATCATTCGCAAGTCGTCCAGAATCAGTTGAAGTGCCTCATTTAGATCTTAGAGCACCAAATACATTAGATTTTCTTTACCCTATAGGTAAAAGATGGATTGATACAGTTGGTCTGAACGAATATACACTTGTTGGTATTACGACAATTGGAGGGGTAACTTCTGCTATTTGGAACCTTCTGGGGATTTTTTCAGGACCTTTAAACACACTCACAGCATCTTCAGGGGGAGCTATTATCCCCTCTGGTGCAAATATTAATCTATTGGGGACGGCTAATCAGATTACTACGGCAGGCGCAGGAAGCACGATAACTTTCACTATTCCTTCTACTTTCATTGCCCCGGGTTCCATAGCCTCCACAACAACTCTCGCGTCTGGAACATCTTTATCCGTCGCCACAAGCGCAACTGTGGGCACTACATTAGGTGTAACAGGCACAACCACATTAGCAGCCGTAGGGGCAACCAACGGGACATTTAGTGGTACTTTGGGAGTTACAGGAACTACAACTTTAGGCGCACTAACTCAATTGGGCGTTGCTAATATCAATACCTCTGGCGGATCAATAACCACAATTGGAACAGGTGGAACAGGTGCAACACGAATCGGTAATGAAACAGGTAACACAGCCGTTACAGGTTCCTTAATTGCTACTACATCTCTCACAGCCACTTTAGGACCAATTACCGCTACTAACGGAAATTTAGTTTTAGGTACAGCAGGAAATAAAATTTTAAGCACAAGTGTTGCAACTACCACAACAGGCGGAGCCAATTCATTTGGTTCAGTTGCCTTAGTTGGCGGGACTGCAACCGTTGCTACAACAGCCGTTACAGCAAATTCTTTAATATTTTTGACATCTCAAGCTTTGGGCACTGTCGCAGTAGCTAGTGCTTTAGCCGTAACCGCTAAAACAGCCTCCACAAGCTTTGTAATTACCGCTTCACAGGCAACCGACACATCAACCATTGCATGGTTCATTGTAAACTAAGAGGTGTTATATGACTAATATGTCAGTTGATCAAAAATTAGCATTCGATACCGAATTAACTATTGCCGCTTCGACATTTACAGGAAGCTCACAGTTAATCGGAACATTAACTAATGAACCAGTTGTTATTATTCTTAAAAATCAAATTATTTGACTGCTGAAAGTACATTTTCAGGTGGTTCTATTTCTGCTTATGGACGGATTTCAGCCTTAAGAGTGGCATAATTAAAAGGTAATCAATGACACAACGAGATGGATCGCAGCAAGCTTATTCAGTAGCTGTAGGAACTAATTCAACGAATTATCCTATTATAGATCAGCGGGATCCTACACCTAATGACATTTACTATCCTATAGGAAAATTCTGGATAAATCAGGCAGGTATAACTCTATGGTATCTTCTTTCTCAAAGTAATATTTCAGGAGCATTGCAATCTACTTGGGAAGAAATCTCAGTTAATGGAATTTTAAATACATTATCAGACACGGTTGATACGGTTGTACATCCTTCCTTATCAACTGGTACACCTCCTTTCAATATTCAATTAGTATCAGCAAATGGTAATTTAACCATTATAAGCAATCCTTTGACTAATTCAATTACTTTTACAGTTACAAACGGAACAACAGAGACCTTGACAGGTAATACAGGTGGTCCAATCGCCCCTGTTGCAGGAAATATTAATGTTGTCGGCGGAACAACAATCTATATCACTGGAACGCCAGGCACTCTCACTGAAGATGTGGTAAGTCCAATAAATACTATTCTGGTCGGGACTGGCATTACGACTCCATCAGTTCCTATTGCAGCTGGAACAAATAATACCGTTCTATTAGGGCATACAGCTTCATCCCCTACATTTGGTCAAGTGCCCAATGGGGCATTGGTAAATAGTTCTGTAACATTGAATAGTGGAAATAATATTACCGTTACAGGTGGAGGACCTCTTTCTTTAGGCGGTACAGCTTCATTTAATGTCACTGGAACGACAAACCATGATGTACAAGTAGGGAATTCAACCGGGTCACTTACGTCTGTGCCTAACGGGACTGCGGGTCAAGTTTTAACTGCGACTGCAACAGACCCAGTCTGGACAACCTTAGCAACAGGGGGAGTAACCAGCGTTACAGGCACAGCAAATCAAATTCTTGCTTCTCCGACAACCGGCGCAGTTATATTAAGCTTAATTGGTCCATATACACCATCTACTTATCCAGCTCATAGCGTTTTATTGGGTGAAGGAACCAGTTCGATTAGTAGTGTGGGACCTTCTTCGACCACAGGACAAATACTACAAAATAATGCTAGCAATGATCCTACCTATTCAACCGCAACATATCCTTCTACAACTACTATAAATCAAATACTTTATTCATCAGCAGCAAATACGGTAACAGGTCTAGCAACAGGAAATAACGGCGTTCTTATAACAAGCTCAACTGGTGTGCCATCTTGGTTAGCTAACGGAACACCTGGTCAGATTTTAACCGCAACTGCAGGTTCCCCTTCATGGCAAAATGCTGGGGCTAGTTCCGTTACGTCAGTTACGGGATCAAATGGCGTCACTGCTTCACCAACAACAGGCGCAGTTGTGGTGTCTGGTGTCAATTCCACTTCGACCACTGTTGGCGTCGCTTCATTTAATGCTACTGATTTTACGGTTTCTGGTGCTGGTGCTGTCACATCAAATGCGATCACTGTGGCCTTGTCTGGCGGTTTAACAGGAAGTTCGAGTGTTAATCTAGGAGGCACATTATCCATAGTCGGTAGTGGAGGAACAATGACTGGACTCACTCCCGATTCAGTTACGGGAACTGGAACTTCTCCAGTCCTACCAAATGGTAGCGGTGATATCATCGTTACAGGTTCCGGAACAGGTCCAAACTACTCAACTGGTACTACGGCTAGATCAATACGAACGGTGAGCACTGCTGTCAATACTTTAGAAATACAAGTTCAATTAGCAGGCACCAGTAGCGGTCTTACACCTATTGCTAACAATTTCGGTGTAGCCGAATTTAATAGTAATAATTTTAGTGTATCGGCGGGTTTGGTAACTGCGAATAATATCACTATAAACACCTCTGGAAGTATTTCTGGAGGAGGTAATGTAACTTTGGGTGGTACTTTAAATTTAGTGGGAACAAGCACCGCATTCCCTTGGTCCGATGAAGCAGGAAGTTTTAATGCTTCTTCAAATAATGGTTATTTCGTTACAGCAGTTGCAACAGCCACGCTTCCAGCCTTTCCTGCTAATCAGGATGTCGTTAAAATACAATCAGCCACAGCCAGCGTTGTAACAATCCTTGCTAATGCCGGTCAAAGAATAAGAGTAGGTAATGTGCTTTCAGCAGTAGCAGGAACAGCAAAAAGCACTAAAATAGGTGATGCTATGGAGTTGGTTTATAGACTAACAGATACCACATGGTATGCTAACGTTTCACCTGTTGGTGCATGGGGGATAACCTAATGACAGCAGTAATTCAAACCGGAACAGACTTATTCGGACCAGCTAAATGGATTGTAGATCCTATATTAGGTTCAGGAACTCAAACAACGATTCAAGCAGCAATTACAGCCGCCTCTTCAGGGGATACAATTTTTATCTATCCTGGAACATATACAGAGAACCTAACACTTAAAGCCGGAGTTAATCTAACAGCTTTTGGATCAGATTCATCCTTGAATGCCACTGGATTAGTAATTATTTCTGGTAACTGTACAATGTCAACTGCTGGATCTGTAACGATTTCAGGAATACAACTTCAGACAAATTCAGCAGCGCTACTAACGGTCTCGGGGTCTGCCGCTTCAATTGTTAATCTTAACAATTGTTACTTAAATTGTACTAATGCTACTGGTATTTCCTTTTCCGCAGCCAACACTAGTGCAGCGATAAATATTTCATATTGTTCTGGAAATCTAGGGACTACTGGAATCGGTTTTCATTCTTCATCCAGTACGGGTACAATTACATACAACTTTAGTAACTTTACAAACACAGGTTCATCTACAACAAATACAACAATTTCTGCAGGAAATGCTGTGTTTAATAATTCCATTTTTAATTCACCTATAGGAAGCACTTCTACAGGAGCTTTAGGTTTTTATAATAGTGAGATTGGTATTTTGGGTACCACTGCACTTGCAATTACAGGAAGTGCAACTCATGGAGCAACATATCTTTCATTAAATTCTGGATCTGCTACAGCATGCACAATAGGAACGGGATCTACATTAAATTGCACTTTTTGTACATTTGCTTCATCAAACACAAACTATGTGAGTGGTGCTGGTGCTATTATTTTCACTGGTCTACAACCAGGAACAAATGCATCGGTTTCTAATAGTGTAACCACAAAAACAGGAGGATTACTTGTTGGAGATCGATCGGGAACTGCACCTACATCTGGTTATTTAGGTGAACAAATAAGAGCCGTTTCTGGAACAGTTGCTGTTTCCAATAATACACCAACAACAATAACAAGTATATCTTTGACAGCTGGAATTTGGGATATCTCTTCGGTGGGCCAAGCTCAGTTTTCTGGAAACAGTACAGTATTTATATCTGGAATTTCTCCAACAAATAATTCATTTACTGGTGGAGTAAATAACGATAGTTACAGTCAAGTCAATTACACTTCTGGGGTTTTTTCAGTTAATTTTTTATCAATACCTTCATACAGGGTATCTTTATCTTCAACTACTACATATTATTTAGTTTCACAAGTAACATTTTCTACTGGAAGTTGTAATTGTATAGGAAGAATTTCAGCTACAAGAGTTGGATGATTCATCTTCGTGATGTTCAACAAAATAAATATTGTCACAATGGTAGCAATTGTATATATAATGAATTTTACCTGAGTGGAAAGCAAATCTAGATGGGTCAGGAAATAAGGTTCTATTACAGTCATCACAACAAATTATTTTCAGGTATATTATGCCACTAGTGAAATCTAAAAGTAAAGCCGCAATCGGAAAGAATATAAAAATTGAAGAAAATGCGGGAAAACCGAAAAAGCAAGCGATAGCTATTGCTTTAGATGTTTCTCGCCGTGCAGGATCAAAAATACCCAAGAAAAAAGGAAAATAACATGTTCAATAAATTATTTGCGAGTATATCAGGAATGGGTTCACTTCAAGCCATCATCACATGGGTGGTTAATCTAATTGCTCATCTAGAAACAGAAGCGAAAGGTCCAAATGCTAAAAACGATGCAATTGATGCTATTGTTGAAATTCTTCAAGCTCATAAGACACCTGTAACAAACTCACCAGCGGCAAAATAATGAAATATCTTCTTATTAATTTTATGTTTTTATTGTCAGGTTGCGCCGCCCTTCCACAGCTTTATCAAAGTATGGAAGATATTGCGGATGATGATGCTATCAAGATTATCATGTCTAAAGAAGCTATTCAGAAGCAGTCTAATATTTCTATTTCTTTGAATTTAGATAATACACAGACTAAATAAAAATACCATATTGCCGATGTCGGCAATATGGTTTAAGACTTATTCTAGACAAACCTTCCACATCTCTATTGCAGGTTTACGATATTTCTCTAAATCTACTTTTTCTAATTCTGGAATAGCTGAATAGTCAATATTACCTTTTCGTTTTACTTTACAAATGGATAAACCGCATCCTTTTGTATCTTCATGATTAGCCGAAGATATTAAACTTTCTTTTAACTCTTTTCCTCTTTTTTCAAGCTGTAACATTTCATCCGCAATCATTTTTAATTCCAGATATCCTGCTTGCCAGAAATCATCTTCTCTTATTTTATATTCTTTTTTTTGATCATCAGGAGGAATTTTATTAGTTATACAAGTGTAAAATTTTCTTTCTTCTTCTATCATTTGTTCAACATATTGAGTATTTATATTGACTTCAATCATAGCCTCGTCAGTTCCATCGAAACTGAAATAACACATTTTTTTAACTCCTGCTACATACATTTGATGTTGTAGTTGAGCATAATAATGATCGGGAACTTTTCCTGAAAGAGCAATTTTATGATCTTTATCCCCTGGACATTTAATCTCCACTACATACTTACCACAAGCACTAATTCCATCTAAAGAAGCCATCATCCAATCTTTAACAATGACTTTAGGAAAAACTTCTATTCCTGTTTTTATTGTGAAAAGTTCTCTTGCAATAGGTTCTAGATCAAGTCCTCTTTGCATTGCAGCATTTACAAATGTGTTATTTTCTTCTGATATTTTTTCTAAATACAGTTTTTTCTTATTTTTCCAAGGATTGCAATTCATGATACTATTAGCGTCAGTTGCAGTAATCTTAGTTTTTCTTAATGCGAGCCATTCTGCGGTACCTTGGATATATTCAAGAGGTATCTCATGTTCTTTCAGCATAACTAACCCTACGTTCTAAATATTCAATATGATTATTAAGTTCAATTATTCTATTTGCCAATATCCCAGCAACAAACATTGCTGGGTCTTGACTCATTTCTAAATATTCAGAAGCACGTTCCTGAACTTCACTGATTATTTGTTGTGCGTTCATGACACCTCTTGAGGAACTAAATTGATTTCTTTCTGTTTCATAAGATTCTCTTCTTTATTCTTTATGGCGGCAGATCGCATTTTCTCATACCATTCTATGGGAACTTCTCCAATCGAATTGGCCTTATACATTTTTTTGATATATGAATAAACCCAATCTTTATATTTTGGATCGCATTCAGTTAATATTTGTTCCAACTCTTCCACTTGATCAAATGTTATTTTTGGAATAGTTATGACATCTGCTTGCTCCATTTCTTCTTTTGTATAAATACCTGACATCTCAGCAGGAAAGGCTTTTCTTAATGCCTGAGCTTCCGCACATTTAGCTAACATGGTCCTAGGCATATTACCCCACATGCCTATAGGATTTCCGTCTCTTGTCTTTTGACAATATTCATCAAGGAAGGCACTAGCAGAAACAATATGCCATGTTCCATCACGTGTTTGCTTTTTAATATAAGCGGTAGAAGACATAACCTTTCCTTCACCATCATATGTATATGTTGGTTCAGGCCCGGGAGCATAACAACTCGTTCTTTCTGCAATTAAACGGTAACCGTCTATTCCAGTTTGGATTGTCATTGTTTCTCCCCAACTTCCGTCAGGTTTCTTTGATTTACGCTTTACGGCATAAATCTGTTTCATGAAAGGATCTAATTGAGTCTTGGTACATGCCATCAAAAATATTTCGAACTCTTCATTACTAACTCCACGACATATCGAGTTTTTAAGTATTTCAATCTGTTTAGAACTGAAATGTTGATTTCCATTATTTGCCACTTGGGCGTCATTATATGATTGTAATGCCATAATTTTACTCATGATCCCTGTCTAGTTGGTTTTGTTCAAAATCTTCTTTATAAGCCTTGAAATTATTATCGATGGAAAATAAATTTGATTGATTAAAACCAAACATGTCATATATCTTTTCTGCTTCAATGGAACCAGATTCATATGCAGCGACTAGAATCTTAGAAAAGTCTTCGGCTAGATCTTGGCGGATTATTGTACCGATAGCTTTTATACTTTCTTTTCGCTGTGCTTCCATTTTCCTTTCGATATATTGATCGTACATTTGTTCATATGACATACGATCGTGATAGTCTAAAACTTGCATACTGCCTCCTGAATTTCAAAATTTTTCATACTAGTATTTCTTATATATTTTTCATATCTTTCTGTTTCCAAAAAAGAGAGATCAATATTTTTTTCTTCCATATCGATCAACTTTTCTTCTATTGAATAAATCATGGTTATTGTTTGAGATAACAAGTTGTCCATTTGATCAATATGCATCTTCAACATATTCAGATCGTTCTTTATCTTTTTCGTATTCATCAGATCTCCTTTTATTTTATGATTAAAAAGTTAACACATGTTCAATTTTTGTGCAAGCGAATCTTTTCATTTTTATTTTCGTTGACTAGAAATAATCCTTAATATATATTTGGAAAAATAAATTATAAAAATAGGATGTTACATGAATTTGAAAACTTATTTAGTTGCAAGAAATATATCTAGAGCTGATTTTTGTCGAATGATTGGATGTACTCGAGGGTATTTATCATCTATCATTCATGGAAATGTAAAACCAGGAAATAGATTGTTAAAAGATATCGTCGAAATAACTGGGGGAAATGTGACGAAAGAAGAAATTTTAATGACATTTCATATTAGCGAAAATGAAAGGCTTAAACAAAAAGAAGAAGAAATAAAACAAGAATCAACGTAATAACGATATGTGATCTTGGAGGTTTGGGAGAGAGTCGATAATTTAATGAATTTATTAAGTACATAATAATATTGTTATGATAACAGTCATGAATATAGATACAGTAATAAATATGCTCATACATACACGCATAAATATATCTTGCATGAACTCACTCTTGATTTCTTCCCAAACCTTTTTCATATACGGCCTTTGGTTACTTAACTTATATATATCAAACTTTTATTTAAAATAAAATTGAGCATATGAAAAAAATAAATAAAAACTCATTCGTTGTGACATCGAAAGATATTCACGAATACAAGCGTAAGATGTCAGCTAGACAAATAGTTAATCGAGCTATTAGATCTAAAACGTTGGAAAGAAATTCTCATTGTGAAATATGCAAAGAAGAAATATATACTTCTGCTCATCACGTTGATTATGGAAAACCTTTATCGATAATATGGCTTTGTGATTGTTGTCATGGCAAAGTACATAGGAAAAACCATCCTTTGAATCCCCTTAACAATATTCAAACTCCCACAAATATATTATGGCGTAAACATGAACATGTTTCATTGAACATCACAATACCTATAGAATTTTTTATACACTTAAAAAAAGTATCTAAAAAGAGCAATTTACCTATATCGAAAATAATCAGACGAAAGATAGTGGAAGAATTTCCTGTTGTGAATGATCAATTAACATTTAACTTTATGGCTTTATGAATGATGAGGAAGATGGAACGTGTGAATTGGTAATATATTGTTATAATTGCAAAAACTTTTGGCAATTAAATCCTGAGATGATCGCCTTAGCCTTAGCAACGAATGCAAGTGTGTGGGATGTTTATAAATATATTTTAACTACTAAATGCAAAACATGTGAAAAAAATGACATTCCAATTTTATTATAAAGAAAAATTCTATGATACTTTTGAAGATTTTATGAAGGCTACAATATATTGGTCTGATAAAATCACGACTGAAGAAGATTTAAAAAATATGTTAGAGGTGTTAACAAAGCAAGTCATTTTAAATTTTAATCTTTACGGTTTTAAAATAAAAAATTCACAAGCTCAACAAATAATTTCATTGCATGCAGATATGATTTCATTAGATATGATTGGTAAAAATGACAAATCTTTATATTTGCCTATAAATATTCCTGAGGGCACTGAAAATTTGAAAGATAATTTAGTTAAACCAAAAGATTTTTAGTGGAATATAAAGATGTAAGAATTTGCGATCTGCCTAAATGCCCTTTATGCGGATCTCCTATGATAAATGACGATTATCCGAATTGCCTATTGTGTGAGATTTACAAATATGAACCGCATAATTGGAATGAACCAGACAGCACAACATAATGACAATTATCAGACTAAATAGGATAAATATGGATAATATTTTTACTCCAAAAGAATTATGTACGTTTTTAAAAATATCCCAGCGTACACTTTATAGAATGCTTTCAAAAGGACAATTACCTTTTGCAATTAAGATAGATGGTTCATGGAGATTTTTAGAAAAAGATGTAGTTGAATATTTAGAAAAATCAAAAATACATATAAAAGTGTTAAAAGTTTTAAATGATTGTATACAGGAAATAAAATAATCACAATTATCAGAATAAAGGATTTATGAGACTCATACTATATTATTTGTTTGGGATAAAATGGTGCAGATTAAAACTATGTCCAGGAGGATATATAGAAAATGGAGATTTAATCTGTCCACATTGCAAAAGAATCATAATTATCAGACTAAAGGGTAAAAATAAACATAACGATATTGCTGTTAACACTCTTTCAAATCAAATGTATTGGATTCTTGTTAAGTTTTTAAAAGAATCTATTGTCGATCTATCATCTGGATATGCTAGAGGAATGAATAGAGGTAAATACATTGAGGATTGGCAGAAAAACAATCTTTCACGTGAAAATTTAAATAAATGGTTACCCCCCCAGGATTGATATGATAATCGACTGCATTAGCGACCTACATGGTTTTTATCCTAAACTTGAAGGCGGTGATCTTCTTATTGTGGCGGGTGATTTGACGGCTAAAGATTCAGATATAGAGCATTTAGATTTTATAGAATGGATTGGACTGGATCAAAAATTTGGAAATAAATATAAAAAAATAATTTATATAGCAGGAAATCATGATAACTTCCTTTATGATAAAAATAGATATGGAGAAATAAAAACTCCATTAGAGTGGAATATTGAATATCTTTGTGATTCAGGCACAGAGTTCAAAGGATTAAAGATATGGGGTAGTCCTTGGACTAAAACATTCCCGGGAATGAATAAAAATTGCAAAGCTTTTACTTGCGATAAAGAAGAAGAATTAGGTAGTAAGTTTTCCTTGATACCTCATGATGTGGATATATTGATAACTCACAATCCTCCTTATGGAATATTAGATCAGGTTTCGCGACATACAAATGTAAATGACGGTCCTAAAATCGAACACGTCGGCAGCAAATCATTACGAGAAATCATATTTAAAATCAAACCTAAATTAGCCGTTTTTGGTCACATTCATGAATGGGGTGGGAAGTCAATTAATACTACAGCAACCATCATGGTTAATGCCTCTCATGTAAATGAATTTTATGAGCCAATCAATAAACCTGTGAGAATAATTTTGTGAAAGATAACTGCCAATATTGCAAATGTTCATTCAATGAATCTCCATTCCGATATGCAAGACGATTGCGTACAGGCGAAGAAAAGCTATGCAATGATTGCTTTCGAATCAAGCATGCTGAGTCAAATCAAGAAAAAAGAGAAAAGAACAAGAACAATTCTGAAGCAAAGAAAGTTAATGAAATGAAAGACTGCTCAATTCCACTTCTTCAAAGAAAATTCAGCATGTCTTATCAAGAGGCTGTTGAGTTTAAGAGAATATTCAAATAAATTTATTTTAAAGAAATGAGATTTAGTGTAGAACACTGACTTTATTAAACATTGACCTAAATAAAACAGGGTAGAGCCATTACTCTCTACCCAAAGGACTACGATGAACCGTCGTGCAGAAAATCATAATTCAATCCCTTCATTTAATTCAACACCTAATTCAGAAGAAAAAGAAAAACCTAATTATTACGCTGTTCTTACTGCCGAAGTTAGGTATTGCAAAAAGCTGATTCCTGCAGCAAAACTTCTTTATGCAGAGATTACAGCTTTGTGTAATAAAGAAGGTTATTGCTGGGCTTCCAATGATTATTTTTCAAGTTTATATGAAACAAATCCTCGTACAATTCAAAGATGGTTAGAGTCCTTAAAAAAAGAAGGGTTCATTGAATTAGAAATGCAGACAACTCATTCTGGTTCTTCTCGAAAAATCTACATTATCGAAACTTTTAAAAGAATTTCTAAGGGACGACAAAAATGTCACC